TGCCACCGATTATAGATTCTGGAATATCTGCTCAAGATATGCTGCCAACGGATGCTTCTGTAGATGTACCTGTTGAAGACCAAATAGAAATGTTTCCGAACGGTGCCGAGGTCACGCCTGATGGGCAGGGCGGTGCCATAGTACAGGCTCTTCAAGAGATGATGATGTCTGCGGGACAAGAGGAACAGGTCCCTCATAACGCAAACTTAGCGGAGTATTTAGACGATGGGTATCTTGGGGAAATTTCGACGGACCTTAGAGCGTCTTTTGAAGACGATATGGAATCTCGTTCAGAGTGGGAAGAGACTTACACAAAGGGTCTGGATCAGCTTGGAGTTAAATATCAGGAGCGTACTGTCCCGTTTGAAGGAGCTTCTGGAGTCACGCACCCGCTGATTGCGGAGAGTGTTACTCAGTTTCAGGCGCAGGCTTATAAAGAGTTGCTGCCTTCTGGTGGCCCTGTAAAGACGCAGGTCTTGGGTTTGCAGGATGCGGCTCGTGAAGAACAGGCGGCTCGCGTTAAGGACTTCATGAACTACCAGATTATGGAAGTTATGGAAGAGTTTGATCCTGATATGGATCAGCTGCTGTTCTATTTACCACTGTCGGGGTCTACGTTTAAGAAAGTATACTACGATCAGGCCAAACAGCGGGCGGTGTCTAAGTTTATCCCGGCGCAGGATTTGGTTGTGCCTTACGCTGCATCGGATCTAGCGACGGCTTCTCGTGTTACGCACGTTCTCCGTATGGATGCGAACGAAGTACGCAAGATGCAGATTGCTGGTTTCTACCGTGACGTAGAGTTAAGCAAGTACGATGAGGGTGAGGACGAGGTTCGCCAGAAGATTGACGAACTGCAGGGTACTTCTAAGACCTATACTGACGAAGTCTTCACTGTGCTTGAGATGCATGTCGATCTAGACATCGAGGGCTTTGAGGACATGGGGCCTGACGGTGAGCCTACAGGTATTGCTCTTCCGTACATTGTTACGATTGATGAGGGTTCAGGTCAGATCCTTGGTATTCGTCGGAACTTCGAAGAAGGTACTGAGATTGCTAAGAAGCAGCAGTATTTCGTCCACTACAAGTTTATGCCTGGTCTGGGGTTCTATGGCTTTGGTTTGATCCACATGATTGGTGGTTTGGGCCGCGCTGCTACAAGTATTCTTCGCCAGTTGATCGACGCCGGAACCTTGGCAAACCTCCCTGCAGGGTTCAAGGCTCGGGGCGTAAGGGTTCGTAATGACGACGAACCCTTACAACCTGGAGAATGGCGGGACATTGACGCTCCTGGTGGCAACATCAGAGATGCGATTATTCCGCTTCCGTACAAGGAACCATCGGGAACGCTAGCACAGCTTCTAGGAGCCCTTATAGAGGGCGGTAGACGCTTTGTGTCACTGGCAGACCAGCAGACAGGTGACGGCAACACAGAGGCTCCTGTAGGCACTACAGTGGCTATGCTGGAGCGTGGCATGAAGGTCATGTCTGCTATCCATAAGCGGCTGCATTACGCACAGCGCCAAGAGTTCCGAGTATTGGCTCGAATCTTTGGGGACAATATGCCCGCGGACGGTTATCCATACGATGTGGCGGGCGGTGATCGCATGATCATGGCGGAAGACTTTGACGGTCGCGTTGATGTTATTCCTGTAAGTGATCCAAATATATTCTCGATGGCACAGCGGGTCACGTTGGCACAGACCCAGTTGCAGCTTGCGCAATCTAACCCACAGATGCACAACTTGCATGCGGCGTATCGTCGAATGTATCAGGCCCTTGAGGTTCAGAACATTGACGAGATTCTCCCACCCCCACCCCAGCCGCAGCCACTGGATCCGGCCATCGAGAATGCCCGTGCGTTGATGGGCGAGATCTTGAACACATTTCCCGAGCAGGATCACGACGCTCACATCCGTATGCACATGTCGTTTATGAAGACGCCTTTGGTGTCCACTTCTCCACAGGTTATGGGTACGTTCTACTCTCACATCATGGAGCACGTTTCTCAGAAAGCGCGTAAGATGGTTATGGGCGAGATCGAGGGTATTATTTCTCAGGCTCAACTGGCTGCTCAAAGCGGAGCGATTGACCCACAGGCAGCGCAGATGCAGATTGCCAAGGTACAGCAGGACATGCAGGACCCTGGGCAAATGGAACTGTTGATTTCGATGCAGATGGAAAAGATTATGGCAGAGATACTGCCGGGTCTTCTACCTGCAGGCAACAGCCCGATGGACGACCCTCTGGTTCAGATTCGGATGCAGGAGCTTGCTATCAAGCAGGAAGACTTGCAGCGTAAGAAAGAAGAAGACCAAGGTCAGATGTTGATTGAGTTGCAGAAGATGCAGCAACAGGCAGCGACTTCGGCGGCACGAATTGAGAGCCAAGAGGACATTGCAGAAAACCGTAACGATGTGAACCGCGAACGTATTCAGGTTCAGCGGGACAAGACGCGACAAGGTGGATGATGAGATGCCTCTTAAACAAGGACGATCAAAAGATGTAATCAGCCAGAACATCAAGACTGAAATGGCTGCTGGGAGACCGCAAAAGCAGGCGGTTGCCATTGCGTTGAGCAATGCAGGAAAGACTAAGTATTCCTCTGGCGGCACGGTTAACAAACGGTTCAGTCCGATAGCCCGACCTCAGAGGTTTGTCGGGGAGTTCTAGTCCCATGATTGATCCAATTACGGCGGTTGGTCTTGCCACATCTGCGTTTAATATTCTCAAGCAGGGTATAAGTGCGGGCAAGGATATTCAAGAAATGAGCGGCACTCTCGCAAAGTGGGGTTCCGCTTTTTCTGACTTTCAATACGCGGAAGACAAGACAAAGAACCCTCCTTTTTACAAAATGATGTCTGATAATAGTGCCAGTGCTATTGAAATCTTCGCCCAGAAAAAGAAGATGGAATCCATGAGAAAGGAAATAAAAGACCATATATCATGGACTTACGGGCCATCCGCTTGGGAGGAAGTCCTCGCCATCGAGGGCGAGATGCGCCGTATCCGCAAGGCAGAGGCTTACAAAAAACAAGAGATGATTGACAATGCGATTAATTTTGTTGTTGGCGCAGTTATCTTTATCATTGCTGGTTTGGGCGTAGTCACAGGCTTTTACTACTGGGGCCGATATCAAGGGAGATGGTGATGTGGTTCTTGGTTTGGTTTATGTTTACGAATAATAAGATAGAATATTATCAGCTTGCTCAATTGCCTACGGAACAGGAATGTAAAGAGGCGTTAGATGATGCTAAAGTGTTGATAACTAACAGCACCACGGTGGTATATTGTTTTGAGGTTGTACCGGAATAAGCGTGGAGATTACGTTGTATATGACAAATACGGAAAAGTTGTTATAATAACCCACCACAAGCACCACGCGGTAGCGTATGCAAGGAGTGTAGAAAATGGCGGCAAAGAAGCTGGAAGATCAAAGTAAGTACGATGCTTACGATATGGATGGCGATGGCATTGTTTCCGACGCGGAGATGACGAAGGCCAAAGAAATTCGCGAGACAGAAGACGCGCTGCGCAAGCACTTGGCTCAATTGCGCATGGCCCGGTGGACACTGATAGGTATGGGGGTGTTCACAGTTACAATGTTCTTTATACCTTTGGACCGCGTTACGGCACTGAGCGATATATCCAACTTGTTCTACATTTCAGGCGCGGGCATTGTCGGTGCCTTTATGGGTGCAACAGCATGGATGGGACGGAAATAATGGGAATACTAAGCACACTGATAGGGCCAGCGACTGAGCTTGCTGGGAAGTTCATACAGGACAAAGATAAAGCTGCGCAGTTGGCCCATGACCTAACAACGATGGCCGATAAGCACTCTCAGGAAGCGATGCTTGCGCAGATAGAAGTAAACAAGGCAGAAGCGTCCAGCGGGTCGGTGTTCAAGGGCGGATGGCGTCCCTTCATAGGCTGGGTTTGCGGCGCTGCATTTGCCTATCACTTTGTCTTGCAGCCATTCATTGTTTTTGGTGTGACGGTTGCTGGCGTTCAAATACCAGAACTTCCCACATTTGACATGGGCAGCTTAATGACGGTTATGATGGGTATGCTTGGATTAGGCGGACTTCGTAGCTACGAGAAAAAACAAGGATTAACGAAATGACATATAAACTAGGAAATCGCAGCAATGAGCGGCTTGAGGGCGTTGATGCTTCTCTACAAGCCGTTGTTCGCACGGCCATTGGAATTAGCGAGCAAGACTTCAGCGTGATATGCGGTCTTAGAACCCGTAAGGAGCAGGAAGCGTTGGTCGCAAAAGGTGCTTCACAGACTATGAAGAGTAAACACCTCGGTGGCTATGCCGTTGATTTAATGGCATATATTGATGGGGGCAGATGGGAACTCAATCTCTATGATGAGATTGCAGACGCCATGAAGGTCGCAGCTAAAGATTGCGGCGTTAAGATACGCTGGGGCGCGGCGTGGCATATCGATGATTTTGGGGCCTATGAAGGTTCCGCAGAAGAAGCTATGAACGAGTATGTAGACTTACGTCGTTCGCAGGGCCGTCGTCCATTTATCGATGCGCCTCACTTTGAGATAATGGAATAGGAGAGAACAATGCCTGCACCAATGAAATCTATGCGCCCCAAAGCGCGACCAAAGAATCTAGGTAAGTCTATCTATGGGGATGAAGAGGACAGCACCAGCAGCCCTGATGGTGTTTATGTTACGGAGCGCGACGAGGCAGACGCGGTTTCCCGTGGAAACAGAGAAGCGAAGCGTCGTGCGGAAGACACTCAAAACTTTATGATGGGCGGAGAAGTTCGCCCAGGCGATGTCCGTGACAGCGGCAAACGAGGGAAGTGTTACTGATGACTACAATTATGATCAGCATCCTTCCGGATGGTATGCCTGTCGATACGATGGAGCAGAGTGAGGAGGGAAACTCTTGTCCTCTTCCCACTCAGGACGAAGACATGAACATGGAAAACCGTGACATGGCGGAGTACGAGTATAACTACAAGGCCGCTGTGACGGATGACGAGTGCGGGAACTGCGGTATGTACAATCAGACAGAGTCTATGCAGGAGTGCATAGGAGATGAGTCTGGAGACACTGGGTATTGCCAATTACTCAAATTCGTGTGTAGTAGTCAGAACACATGCGACGAGTGGGTAGAAGGTGGACCGATTACATCTGACCTACAAGGAGAATATAAGGATAACTTGTAATGGATGTTGTCGATTGGGCAAAGTACATGTATAAGAAACTTGAAGAGCAGGAGAAGATGATTTCCGATGCTCTTGCAAGCGGTGCTGTCAAGGACTGGGAGCAGTACAAAATGTCTGTGGGAGAGATACGGGGCCTCTCTTTCGCGCGAGAAGAAATCAAGGCCCTGCTGGAGAGAAACGTAGACGATGTCGAAGACCTTATATCTTCCTGAACACGTTGCGCAGAAAATTAACAAAGATAAGGGTGAGGCGAAAGCTGAATCTGAGCCTTTGAAAAGCGCATATGTTGACGCTAAAGACCGGGTGTTAGACCCGGCCCTTTTAGACAAATCTCTACTTGAACGTCTCCCGCAGCCCACAGGCTGGCGGGTTTTGGTTATGCCCTACCAAGGGAAGGCCAAGACGGCGAGTGGTTTATACATCCCTGATGAAATCCGAGATCGTGAATCTGTAGCTACAGTTGTGGCTTATGTCATGAAGCTCGGCCCATTGGCATACAAAGACGCTGATAAATTTGGCCCAGGTGGAGAGCCTTGGTGCAAAGAAGGTCAGTGGGTATGTATCGGTCGGTACTCTGGATCTCGATTTAAGATCGACGGGGGAGAAGTTCGCATCATCAACGATGACGAGGTTATCGCAACGCTCTTAGAGCCTGACGATATCAAGCATGTATAGGAGGTAGGTTATGTCTGAAGAAGAACAAGATATTGTGGTTGAGGAGCCAGAACAGCAGGAAGAAGAGAAAGCTCCTGTTGCTGCTCAACCGGAAGAAACTGAGTTAGACTCGTACAGCAAGGGCGTACAGAGTCGGATTAAAAAGCTCACTGAAAAGTACAGACAGGAGGAGCGGGACAAATCGGAAGCTGTCCGCGTTTCGACTCAGTTGCTTGAAGAGAACAAGAAGTTAAAAAGTCGGGTACAGGCCTTGGATACAGGGTATCTGAGCGAGTATGGCTCCCGCATCGAATCTCAAACGGACACTGCCAAGCGTGTGTATAAAGAAGCATATGAGGCGGGTGACACAGACAAGATGTTGGAGGCGCAACAGGCTTTGTCGAATATCGCTATAGAAACTCAGCGGTATAACACGGCAAAAGCTCGGGCGGAACAGAACGCAAAGGTTCAGGTTCAGCGGCAAGAAGATCAGCAGGCGGCACAATCGCAGCCTGCTCCGCAGCAACAGCAGAAGGCAGACCCTCGTGCTCAAGATTGGGCCACTAAGAACGAGTGGTTTGGTCAGGACAAGATCATGACCGCAGCCGCGTTTGCATTGCATAGTCAACTCACCGAGGACGAAGGGTTTGACCCAAGCAGCGATGAGTACTATACTGAGGTTGATCGTCGTATTCGTGCGGAGTTTCCGCATAAATTTCAGACGGCTAAGAAAT